GGCAAATGTCATCGTCGGCGGTGAAGGTTCTGATGATGCAACCCTCCTTCTTGATGTTACCCCTATCTCTTTGGGTATTGAGACTATGGGTGAGGTTATGACCACCCTTATTCCTGCAAATACAACAATTCCTACTTCCAAGACTCAGATCTTCAGTACCGCAATGGACAATCAGCCTGCTGTAAGCATTGTTGTTCTCCAGGGTGAACGTCCTATGAGCAAGGACAACAAGACAATCGGTACCTTTGGACTTGACGGTATTGCTCCTGCTCCTCGTGGTATTCCTCAGATTGAGGTTAAGTTTGACATTGATGTCAACGGTATCCTTTCTGTAAGTGCAAAGGATCTTGCTACTCAGAAGGAACAGCACATCACTATCAACAATCAGAACTCCCTTACAAAGGAAGAGATTGAAAAGATTAAGGCTGATGCTGAGAAGTTCAAGGCAGAGGATGAGAAGAAGATGAAGGAGATTGAGGAACTCAACCAGGCTGAATCCTTTGCATTCAGTGTCAAGAACACTCTTGCTAATGAACAGTTCAAGGACAAGTTCACTGAGGAACAGAGAAATGAACTCAATCCTCTTATTGATGAACTTGAGGAGAAACTCAAGACCCGTAACATGGATGAGATTCGTCCTGCTAAGGAAAATCTTGAGAAGGTGTTCCAGCCTATCATCACCAAGATCTATGAAGAGGCAGGCAAGGCTGCAGCTGCAGCCCAGGGTGCTAATGGCGGTACAACTGGTCCAAATCCTTTTGATTCATTTGGGGAGAACAACCCTTTTGCTCAGCCTAAGTCTGAGTAATTATATAGTTAAAATAGAATTTGAGGAGGAGGTTAACCTCCTCCTCTTTTTGAATTTATAAAATGCATATAAAAACAATGTATTAAAATAACATTTTGAATTTATTTTTATATAAAATATTTATAATCCATTATGGGTAAAAGTTGGAATGCATGGGATAATGATTCATTTGTAAATACAGTAAAAGAAAAACATAAAGATAAAGAAAATTTAATTTTTGATAAAGTAAATATTGGTAATATGCACTCATATGTTACGGTAACATGTAAAATACATGGTGATTATCAATATAAAGCACAAACATTATTAAATGATAAATTTCAATGTAAATTTTGTAATAGAGAAAATAGGCATGCTCAAATAGCAAAAAAAAGATACGATAAATTTATAAAAGAAGCTAAAGAAAAATGGCCTAATATTAACTATTCAATTACAAATTTACCTAAACAAGAAGACAGATATAAAAAATATAAAATTATTTGTCCAAAACATGGAGAACAAGAAATAATAGACAATACGTTTTTAAGGTGCGGATGCCCTAAATGTGATATTGGTATAAATAAAGGTAAATCAGTTAATAGAAACTATACAAATGAAGAATTTATTAATGAATTAAAGAATATTTATGGAAATAAATATGATTATTCTGAAGTAAATTATATTAACTGGAAAACTAAAGTAAAATTAAAATGTGATAAGCATGGATGGTTTTATAGAGAACCTGCTAGACTTATTCATGATACTAGAGGATGCCCGTATTGTAATAAATCATTATTAGAAAATGATTTTCAAAAATTTCTTGATGAAAAAGGGATTAGTTATATTAGGGAATATTCACCATCATTTTTAGGATTACAACGTTTAGATTTTTATTTACCAAAATTTAATGTTGCTATTGAATGTCAAGGAAGGCAACATTTTTATCAAAATTCTATATATAATACTAAAGAAAAAATAGAAGATATAATAGAAAAAGATAAGAATAAATATTTAACTTGTATTGAAAATGGATTAATTGTGTACTATATTACATATGTAAATTATAATAAAGAATATTTTGTTACACTACATAAAAATAAAGAAACGTTATTAAATAAAATTTTAGAAAATCATGAACAAAGATTATTATAAAATTTTAGGTGTAAATGAAAATTCATCAATAGATGAAATTAAGAAAAAGTTCCGTGAACTTAGTCTTAAATGGCACCCAGATCGTCATGCAAATGATTCTCCTGACAAACAAGCAGAGGCTGAACAGAAGTTCAAAGACATTGCTGAAGCATACGGAGTATTGTCCGACCCAGAAAAGAAGAGGAACTATGATATGTTCGGAACTGCTGATGGGTCACCGCATATGGGCGGCGGTTTTGAAAGTGGATTCCCTGGTGGGTTCCCTGGTGGCTTCGGAAATTTTGATGATGTATTCAATTTCTTTGGTGGAAGACGTGGTGCTCATGCTAATGCAAGCAATGTTCCTGAGCCTGGTGCTTCAATCAATTATCAGTTTGGTGTTTCATTGGAGGAAATCTACAATGGTGGCTCAAGAGAAATTGAGTATGACATTGAAAGCCGATGTGGACACTGCAATGGAACAGGTGGTACGGGACTTGAGACTTGTCCATATTGCCACGGTACAGGTATGATCACCGAAGTCAAGAGGATGGGTTATTCAACAATTCAGACATCTCATCCTTGTCATCACTGTGGCGGTGCAGGTACTGTAATCAAGAACAAGTGTTCTCATTGTGGGGGTACGGGTGTACTTAAGACTAAGAAAAAGGTAAAGGTTGACATTCCCCGTGGTGTTGAAGAGGGATATGTAAAAGCATACCCTGGTTATGGATATGAATCAAAGAATCCGAACGGAAGAAACGGTGACTTGAATATTCAGTTCGTTTACCAGTTTGATGAGAAGAAGTACAGAATTTCTGGAAATAATGTATATGAACTTGTCAACATTCCATATTATGACTGCATTGCAGGTGCAAAGAAGACTGTGAAGCTGCCTGATGGAACAACTGCCAATTATGAAATTCCTAAGTATACAAAGGATGGAGCTCAGATTCCTATTGTTGGCAAGGGTCTTAAGGGTATTGGAAACTACATCATTGTGGTAAATATTGAAATGCCTAATGCTGTTGCTTCAAAGGAAATGGATTTGATACAGAAGATTCAAAAACTGCATAAGAAGTGATTATAAGAGTCACAATCAAAACAATGGAAAGTTCTTTGAACTTTCCATTTTTTGTTCTATATTACTATATAAAGTTTATGAAATTGATATGGGAACTATTAAGACTTGGGCTGCTGTAAACAAGAACGGTTTTCTGTTGCTGTTTACAAATGAACCAACAAGAAATGACAATACTGGAAAGTGGGAAGGTGAATTGTATGTCAATTCTGCTATTCATAAGATGCTTAACCCATTAGTTGAACAAGCAAATATGAGTTGGGAGAATGATCCAGAATATTTTGAATTTGAAATAAAGTAAGTAAACAAATGAAAAAGATTCAGAAAGCAAAGGTCAAGAAGACCAATAAAACAGTCAATGTACGAATGAAGCAGGTTAAGACGGCTGATGCTGAGTATATCATGTTTGAGGATGTACAGTCAGGCGAGATGTACAAATTTAGTGAACTCAACTTCAATGTTTCAAACAGTAATGGCATGTTCTCAAATGACATCTTAGATGATTAATTAGATGACATCTGGTATGCCCTGGCAATAATATTGATTAACAATATATAATTATTTTTTAACATTAATTAAAGTCATATTTAAGGTTATGTTTATTGAGTTTATTGAATTTAGTGATTGTGGTGATAAGATTGGACCTTGCATCATCAACACCGATGACATCACTCATATTGACAATTATGATATTGATTGCAAAGTATGGGAAGTTCATGTTGGACATAATGAAGACCCAGACAGGAATACAATTTTCCATGTAAAGAAAGATGGATATAATTTATTGAAAGATATTTTATTGAGAGAAGCCAATTCATTCTCTGATACAAGATCCATCTTAGAATAATTTTTGACAATTGATATGAACTATCATATTTCAGTAATACAGACAGCCAAATACTGTTACGTCAATGCAATGACTGATACTGATGAAAGAATTGGTAAGCTCTGCATTGATTTAGACAGTGAAGATGCAAACAGATACAAGAAAGCTTTAGGTGGAAAGGTTGCTAAAGTAATTTTGGTATCAACCGCAGAAAGTGCAGTTGGCAAGGGTGTTGCAACAGCATTGATGAAAAAGGCAATTGAAGTGTTGAGTGACTATAACTTATACCTGAATGTAATTCCACTTAAGAGAAATGAAAGAGACAAAGACAAGCATGAACTGATTGATTTTTACAGTAAGTTTGGTTTTGAGAAGTATGAAGGTGACATATCCGTAACAACAATGATTAGAAAAGCAGACTGATGTTATTGAAAAGAATCATATTTGGAGATTTTCACGGTCATTTTGATAGTATGAACCAAATCTATCAAGATGAACAACCGTATAGTGTAATTATGCTTGGTGATTATTTTGACAATTTTAGTTCATCACCAGTTGAAATGGAAGAAGCATTCACAAGTCTTCTTGAACTTAGAAAGAATCATCTTGCTGATACAAAACATGGTGATTTCACAATGCTGCTCGGCAATCATGATTATCATTACCTTCAATATGGGCTTGAAAGATATTCAGGTTACAATATTGGGTATGATCTTTGGGCTCATCAGCAACTTCAAGAACTTTGGAATACACATCAGTTGAAGCTTGTTGAATATGACTACACTTCAAAGACTTTGTATTCTCATGCAGGTATTACAAATACTTGGCTGAAGGAAAACAGAATGGATGGAATTGAACTTCAATACCTCAATGATGTCAATCTTCTGCATCTTAGGTTTACATATGCAGGCGGTGGAGACTGTTATGGTGAAAGCAAATATTCATCTCCAATCTGGGTAAGACCTAATTCTCTGTTGAGTGATATGTATGTTGATGAGAATGGAGAAAGATGGACACAGATTGTTGGTCATACACATGAAACTACACCTGTATGTTATTATCCAAAGAACAACAGAGTAGGTTATCCGCGAACGGTTGATTGGAACATCATCAACAGTAAAGATGAGAAACCAATCCTGTGGGTAATGGACTGTATGCCTAAGTATTATATTAGAGAAATGATAACAGAAGATGGAGTTGTTATGTCAAGAGAGATTGTAAAGAATCCTAAGGCATTCCTCTATGAACGTAAAAAGTATTGATTATGCAACAAGTAATTAAAAGGCGCCATGTTAGTGCTATAGATGATTTTCTTGAACTTATGAGCAAGGATGGATATACAGTCAAACAAATTTCCGGTACGGGTGATGAAGATTATGTGTGGATATTGTTTGAAAAAACTTCTAATACAGATACTGAGACATCATTATAAATTTTAAATATTATGAAAGAGAAATTTCCTGAGAAAATTGATGCAATGAACAATCCAATTTTGGTAATGAAGATTGCTAAGGCTCTTGGCCATGTAAATCCAGCAGACCCTGATTTTGAAAGAGGTATGCCAACTTACAGATTTGGGGACATTTTCAAATATCTTCCAAGTTCTATTACATATGATGGACATAGAGGTGATTTATCTGTAACTGTTGTAGATATTGCTTATTTCAGTATTGGGGGTGATTGGAAACACATTCTTGTTCATCATGAACCAATTCCAATTGATGGAGACATTTATGATGCATTTTACAATATGATTGTTTGGCTGAAGGAAAATAATTTGATGTAATATGTGTACAAATGATATTGTTGCTTTTGTAATTGTGGGTACACTTATTATAACTTGGCTTGTATATGATTTGATACGGTCAATAAAAAGAAAACGTGAAAAACAAAATGGCAATAAATAAGTTAATATTCCTTGATGTTGATGGTGTACTGAATTCTTCTGAATTTGCTGAGTGGTGTCATTTCCATCCTGAATTTCAAAAGAATGGCGGTTACCACCAAATATCCCCGACACTTGTTAGTAGGGTGTTAAAAATCTGTGAAGAAACAGGGGCGAAGATTGTTATGTCATCTGGGTGGAGACTTTGGAACTTTGAAACAACAATTAAGAACCTATCTTCAAAGCGTGACTTGAGGCCAATCCTTGACTTGATGGTTGGTATTACAGAAAGAACTGAAGACCGTGTAAGAGGCAAGGAAATCAAATACTTCCTTAACGATTGCAGGAAGAATCATTTCAATACACAAACGGAAGCTTGGAATCTGCTTGTAAAACCCAAAGTGAAGATTGCTCAGTTTCCTAAATACATTATCATTGATGATGATACAGATATGCTTGATGAACAGCTTCCGTTTTTCATCAACACGGACCCAGAAGTTGGTATCACTGATGAAGATGTAAAGACTGCAATAAAAATATTGAATGATTGATATGAGTGAAAACTTAGAATTAGTAAAGAAAGTTATGGAAAAGACTATCTTTTATGACTTGGACTATTTTGCAACTCAGGAAGATGGTACAACAAAACATCTTCATTCTTACAGGTTCTTGGATGAACATCCTGAAAGAAGAGATTCTCCTGAATATACAGAGGAGGAAGAAAAAGGATTATTGAAATTTATGTGGGCTGCGGCCAATCTTTTTTAATATGATAGAGATTGAAACTTTACCAATTACTGATGATATGAGCGAGCTTGAGAAGTTCGTTCGTCAGGAAGCAATGAATTATGTTAATTCAACATGTTTTTTAAGTTCTATAAGTGATCATCATAAAAATATTGATAGTGTAGTTGAAAGGGGTAAAGCAGTTACACCTTATGTTGTTGCTCTTTATAAAGAAAGGGGAGAGTATGCATCCGACAATATGTTCACACACTTCTTTTTGATTGTAATGCAAAGGTTGTACGGTAATCCATTTCATGGATATGTTGGAATGGAAATGTGTGTAAGGTATTGGCTTAAAGCATATGAACATGACTGTCTTGAATATGTTACTTGTGAAAATGCTGATGAGGACATTACAGAAAAGGGAATTGCATTCCTAACAGATCTGTTTAACCTTGATGATGACACTGAAATTAGAAAGCTTGTTGAAGCAGAAATAGAAAAACAATTGAAGAAAGAATATGGGGGATCTGAAGAGAGCGTGGAATCCGTGTAAGATATGTAAAAAGTATTACGACTACAATTGTGATAACAATTGTTCAAAACAATGTTATGAGTTTGTACCTGAAAACAGTTTCTTGAATTTCTTAGCAGTAAACAATAAGAAAATTATTGATGCAGGGAGATATACAGAACTTGACAGAATCTATCTTGTTGAAGACAATTTCAAAGCTGGGGAAGGATTTGGTGCATTTGCAGATTTAAGAAAATGTTCATTTGACATCATAAAAGAAAAACTTTACGGTGGTGTAGATTTCATTCATATATTCATATTGCCAATTGATAAAGAAACAAGAGACTTCATTTATAATGATGATTATATTATGTCTCATTACAATATAAAGATGATTATTTCAGACAATGTTAAGAAGACATTAAAATATAGACTTGATGAAAGATTTGGGTTTGTTACATTGAATTCTCAAAAATAGTTACTATATTATAATGTAATCAAAACAAACGGAAATATGAATTACAAGATTTATCAGCTCGACCGGAACAACATCAATGTCATGCTTGACCGTAGAATGTTTACTCCTTGGGACGAGCTTAATAAGACTTGCGGGTTCAGCAAGCACTGCTACAAGAAGGTCTATGAGGGAGAGGTTGAGGAGAAAGAGGATCTTGTGAAGACTCTTGACCACCTGTTTACTAAGTTCAATATTGCGCATCCTGATGACTTCCGTGGTCATTCACTTTCCGTCTCTGATGTTGTTGAACTTGGCGGTGTTTGGTATTTCTGTGACTCCTACGGATGGGTCAACCTCAATGAAGAAAATGCAATTTAAAACAGAAAATAAGAAATCTGCATAATTTTTTCAAAATTCCTGAAATAATTAAAAACACATTACTATAATATAATACATTCACAAATATACAAAAACACACAAAATTATGAGTAAGATTAATCCTACTGTTAAGCCAGTTTCAAAGTTTGATGCTACCGCTCGTCTCGCTGGTGGACATGGTATGGCGGCAGCTGTGCAGTCAAACATTGCTCTCCTTCGTAGAGCCGTTCTTGCAAACCTTCTTTGGGAGGATATTGCATACATTGACGGTGAATCCGTTACCAATCAAATCAAGAGGCTCATCCCTCTGTGCAAAGCTGTTGATGTCTATAATCTTGCTCGTGAGGCAAGACTGCTTCAGAAGCTTCGTCACACTCCTCTGTTCCTTGCAGTTGAGATGTGTAAGTATCCTGAGACTCGTCAGTATGTCGATAAGCTCCTTCCTGAGATTATCACCCGTGCTGACATGCTGACCGACTTTGTTGCAATTTATTGGAAGGAAAACGGAAACGGTGCTCCAATCTGCAACAAGGCTAAGAAAGGTCTTGCTGAGGCATTCCACAACTTCAATGAGTACAAGCTCGCTAAGTATGACAGGGATGCTGAGATTAAGCTCCGTGACGTAATGTTCCTTTGTCACCCTAAGCCAACCAACAAGTACGAAGAGAACCTTTATAAGAAGGTTGCTGACCGTGCTCTTGAAATTCCTGACACCTGGGAGGTAGCTCTCTCAGCAGGTAAGGACAAGAAGGCTACCTGGGAGAGACTTATTGCCGAGAACAAGCTTGGTGGTAAGGCAACTCTGATGAACATCCGCAACATGATGCAGGCAGGTGTTGACAGATATGCTATTGAGGATGCTCTTAAGAACCTCAATGGTACTATGCTTCTGCCTCTTGACTTCCTCAAGGCAGCTAACTATGCTACCGAGTTCTGGTCTCAGATTTCTGATGCTATGGTTGAGTCTTACAAGAATCTTCCTAAGCTACCTGGACGTACTCTGTTCATTGTTGACATCTCAGGAAGTATGCATGCAACCATCTCTTCAAAGAGCACCTTCAACAGAATGCAGGTTGCAGAGGCAATGGCAATGCTTGCAGCTAACCAGTGCGAGAGATGTGAAATTGTTGCAACCGCAGGTGATGACTGGAAAAGAGTTCACTCAAGTGAGCTTGTCAAGTATCCTGAAAAGGGCTTCGGCCTGATGGATCAGATTGACAGCATGTATCACCGTCTTGGTGGAGGTGGAATCTTCACCCGTCAGTGCCTTGAATGGTGTGCTGAGCAGCCTTGGTATGGTAAGGGATTTGACCGTGTAATCGTTTTCTCTGACTCTCAGGACTGCGATTGCCCTGACAAGAGAATCCCTAAGCCTTTTGGTAAGTACAACTACATCTGTGATGTATCTGCTAACACCAGAGGTATCAATTACAAGGGTGTGTGGACTGCTGAAATCAGCGGTTGGTCTGAGCACTTCCTCACTTACATCGCTGCCTTTGAAGGCATTGAGAACAAGTTTGAGGATGACTAAAAAATATCGTTGACCGGTTCTCGGCCCAACGATTTATAATGTTTGTTTTGTTTTACAGTTGATGCAGTATGTCGGGAGATATGCTGCATCTTTTTTTATTTTTATATATAAATTGATTGAGATATGCATTAATGGATTATTCACGTGAATATTTTACCATAGAAGCTCTTGAATCTGGTTTAATCATAATCAATTCAAATACAGACAATATATGGTACAGAAAAACTGGTGGGGATTGGATCCAAAGTGTAGTTGAAAATTCAGCTACATTTTGTCACACAATAGAAGTTCAAGAAGGTGAAAAGATTCAGTTGAAGGCAATAATGCCTGATGCAAGTATACAGGATGGAACTAACATTGAACTTGACTATGTAAAGTTTACATTCAAGAACACAACAATAAAGTTCAATGTTCTTGGTAACTTTGCTTCACTTTTCTTTGATGCATCAAACATTGACACTGATGCACAAGTACTTAGTTCAGAATTCATCACTGAAAAGAAAAACAGTTCACTTGTTGGTGGATATGGTATGTTTGCAAATACAAATGTTCAGAATGCACACAACCTTATACTTGAAAGCAATCAGTATATTGGGTGTCAGAAGATGTTTGCAAACTGTACCGAATTGACAGCAGGCCCAGACATAACCATAACAACATACAATGGATTCCAATATACAAATATGTTCATTGGTTGTACTTCACTTGCAACTGATGACCAAATGAACATTACCCGTTATGATGACATCATTGCTCTTCTTGCAGCTGACATAGTAACAAGAATGAACAATCTTGAAGAACAGTTTGCATATTATTCAACATATACAAATGAAAGATTTGATGAAAGCAATACTGCATCAACACAATTAAGCAACAATGTTGATACACATGTAAGTGAACTTACAAGTCAATTGAATACAAGTTCATCATATGCAAGTACAAACATCGGTTCATTGACAACTGGATTGTTGGGTGTTCAAAATGAACTTGCACAAAAGTATACATATTTGGATGGTAAGATTAATACCAATACAACAAATGATAGTTTGTCATATACATATCTTCTGTCAAAAGTAACTTCACTTGAAAACAGTATAAATACAGCAAGCGGTGATATACAGGTTTCTGAATATGATGACAGCGAATTGCGTGAATACATATTGTCAGTACAAACAAACCTTAATAACTCTGTCTCAGGAATAATCAGTCGTGTTGAAACTCTTGAAGCAAAACCTGATAAAGACACAGTATATGATGACACTGAATTAAGGGAAAGTGTTGATACTTTACAAACAAGATATGAATCAAATACATTATATGATGCAAGTGCACTTATTGCAAATATAAACAGTACATCAAACAGTGTTTCATCACTCAATACATATGTAACTAATACATATTCATATGTAAGTGATTGGATTACTGATACAAATACATACATTAATGAAACATATGCATATGTGCTTGAACAAATTGATGGAATAAACAATAGTGGATATGTAACAAATGAGTATCTTGAAAATTGCGGATATATAACAATTTCTGACGTTCCAACCGTAAGCTTGACAGGATTTGCTACAACAGAATATGTTGACAACAAAGTAGAAGGTTTGCATAACTATGATGATCTTGAGGTTAAGAGTCGTATCACTGCACTTGAATCCGCAAATTTGACAACATCAGAAACAGTATCACAACTTGATACATATACACATTCATCATATGCATATTCATTAGAGTTTACAAGCAATACACATTCATACTTAATTGGTGCTTACTCATATACACTTAATGCTTATGCATATACACTTAATGCTTATATATATACACTTGATGCTTATTCATATACACTTAATGCTTATACATATATGCTTGATACTTATACATATGTATTGGGTAAGCTGACTGAATATGAACAACAAAGAACAATTGACATCAGAACTGCAGCAGGTATAGTATCTGAATATAATAGTAGCATAATAATTCCTGTTGCTGTAAATGCAGACAGTGAATTCAAGTTCACATTTGATTTTTATAACAATGATTGTGAATGCAGTGTTGAGTCAATTGAAGACATAGATTCTGAAGTAAGTGTAATAGAAAGTTGGAACAGTAACCTTGCATTCCAAGCAACAAATGGATGGAAATATTTTGACATACATATTTCAGACCCAGCACAACAGATAAATTCAAACTTAAAAATTAAAGTAACAGTCACAACAACTGATGAAGCACAGTTGTCTGCACATACTTGGTATCGTACAAATCTTGTATTTGCATCATAAATATTTAACATGTTAAAATGATAAACATAAAAGCATACATAACAGAGAAGTTGCATCTTAATAAAGACAATAAAGACAATCTTAATCATAAAGCACCTGAACCTTACATAAGAAAGGATGGCATGTTTGTAAGAAAAACTTCAATAAGAGCTGATGAAAATTTTTCATTCAAACCAGGTGAAAAGGTTGTTTTAGTAAGATATTGGTCACATGGTTATGAAGCTGGCCCAAGAGGTGTCTTTGAAATAAACAAAGTCAACAGAAAGAGTGTAACAATAAAAGATGTAAATGGTAATGACAGGCTAGGCGGCGATAATTTTTATGAAGGATTAAAATTTGACATAAAAGGAATTTGTAAGACAAAGCTTGCAAAAGATAATTCTTATTGGGTTCTGTATAATAAAGCTCTCATTGATGAAGGTGGTGACATCAAAGAATTGTTGGAAAAAGGAAATACAACATGGGGATATTCATTCAGGTATAAGGAAAAAGAAAGAAAGGAAGAATTGAAAAAATATGTTGAAGAAGTAAGTGCGTAATTTAGATACATACATAACAGAAAAACTGCATCTTAGAAAAGGAATACAAAGAAGCAATGAAGATGATTTCATAGATCATTGGACTAATTTGTTGTATAAGCATTATCACGATTGGATAGATGACTATATAAGTAAGTATCCAAGCAACACTTCATACAAGTTAACTGATGAAGAGATACAAGACAGAATAGATAATTTGATAGCTTGGCTTGAAGATTATCGTGGCACAAAAGAATTGTTTAGGTTTGCAATGGCTAAAGTGCCAGCTGGTTTTTTAGCATATCTTAGCAAAAACAAAATACCATATAGAATGCCCTATGAAGGCAGTATTTCAGAAAAACTGCATCTTAAGGCCGGTACAAATATTGCCAATGCAAAATTGCAAGATGTACTTGAATTCTTCAATGACATTGCGCTGAATTTTGATGAATATCCAAAGTTCTCTTCTTCAATCAACAATATGTTAAATGATTTTAAGAGTGAAGACTTTGTTGTTTTAATGAGTTTGCAAGATTACAATAATTTCCCACTTGACATTGCAAATGACTTGACATATTGTAAAGACATCAAAAAAGTTCGTAGGTTTGCAAGAGAAAGAGTTGAAACAAGACTTAACAATACATGTTTTTATAAAAAAGGTATAGAGATTAAATTTATAAACAAGCCAAATGATATGATAGCATTTGGGTTATTTGATTACAACCAAAAATATTTCTATGAACCAATATTGTTTGTAGACAAAAATTATTATAAGAAATTAACTATGAAAGATTTTAAAGCATACATAACAGAGAAGCTTCATCTTAGGAAAGGTAGTGTAAAGAACAATTTTGAAAATGAATTAGAAGAAGATATTCTTTCTATATGCTATCAATTTTGTAATGAAGACAAGATGGAAGATCTAATATTAGATTTTCTTAGAAACAGGAAATGGTGGAATTATAGAGTATACATACATGAGGAAGATTCTGGAAAAATCAATCTTAATGATATTCCTGAGAAAAAAGTAAAAACTTATAAAGCGAAAAGTAAAATTGATAAAGAAATAAATGGACCTTATGGGTCTTGTAAAAATACTTATACATCAAAAGACAAAAGTCTATTTATTGATTTTAGAGAAGAATCTCCTTGGGCAAGTACTGCTTTAAAAATTGAAAGTGATAAATTGTCTAACCCAATATTAATAAAAATATCTGAAATCCCTGGTTGGAGATACAGTTCAAACAATTAACTATGAAAGATTTTAAAGCATACATAACAGAGAAGCTTCATCTTACTACAGATAATAAAGGAAATTTAATTAATGAACCATTACATGCAAGATTGTGTAAAGTTGCAAGCAGAACAGTAAATGATTTACTTGAAAGTGTATTTGGTGTAGGCGGAAGATTACATACAACAGAATATATAGTTATGTTAGAAGATGACAAAGGAAATTCAGTTGATGACAATTCAAAAAATGAAGAAAAGATTGCAAGGTTGTATTTCTGGTCAAAGGATGAAAGATTTACGAGAAACATTGACAACATTGCTAAAGAGGTTAGTAAAGCATTGAACAAAATAAAAGAAGTTAAGAAGTCAGAAGCATTTGCAACATCATTCGTTATATATTTCAAAGATTACAAAAGTGCATAATATATGAAAGCTATAGATAATTACATAACCGAAAAGCTTCACCTTAGGAAAGGTATTCAATCACATATTGACAAAACAGCAAAGGTATTAGCAGCCATTCATAAATGTTTGTCAGATGGCTTGAATTATGATAAGGATAAAGATTATGTATGCACATCAGATAAAAGCAATAAAATTGACATTGACTTCATATTCAGACAAGATAATTTCTCATTTAAAAACACATCAGCTTATTTACGCACACGTATATTAAAGTATCTTCATGAAGAGGGTGATGATATTGAAATCATTACATTTACAACAGAATGGCATGATGAAAGGAATAAGAAAATACATATTGAGTTTGAATAAACAATAAAGAGGACCTAAGGTCCTCTTTTTATATGTTTCTAAGTTTTATTACAATCTTTAGTTTTTCTCGGCTGTAAGCTGTTTCCATAGCTGTAGCAGATTTAATATCAAGTATTCCGCTGTCTTCTAATGTTTTAGCTATCTTTTCATGCATTTTTTTATTGTTTTTGCCCCACCTGCCCTTTTGAATATATCCAACGATATATAAACCAAGTTGTGTTGTATCTTGTATTCTTTCATCTGTTATATACCCATTGTCATCACTATGATAAATACGACATTCATTGTCATCAATATCAAACTTATTAAGGATGTCTCTTATTTCCCTTTCAAGTGATTTAAGACTTTCTTCTTTACTTACTTGTATGCCCTTATTAAGATGAAGCTTCTCAACTATGTAATTGTTTATTGTTTTCATATGCCTGGTTTAATTTTTGCTATAATTTTATTTCCACCATCATCTTTACCTCCAATTTCATAATTGTCTTTCCACCTAAGCCAGGCGGCTATATTATGATAACGTTTCAATAAAACCAATGCAACATCTTTATTTCTAGTATTTGCAGCATCTTTTGCACTTACTATAGTTCTTCTTAAATCAGCAATGGCATCTTTATCTGTTAAATTGATGTTTTTACTTATTTCATCAGTAAGATAATCTACTACATCTTCATTGTCTGTTGCTGATTGCATGCCTTTCTTTATATGTAATTTTTCTAACAAATATAAATCAAGTTCTTTCATTACAGATACTGTTCAGTTTAATAAAAATAAACTTTAAACATACTTACTCATAAACAAATGTATACCTAAGTTCTATATTATAATATAATTTAATTCATAACGATATGAACAATATTCCAATTGTAATTCCTTCCTATAAAAATAGAGAAGGCAATATTCTTAAAGACCTTAATGACAAGAAGTACTTCGCTGACAGACAAGTAATTGTATATGTCTATAAAGCTGAGAAAGATCTGTATAAACAATACAACAATTTGGAAATCAGAACAATTGATGCTGATTGGAGAAGTATTGTTAAGAAGCGCCATTATATTTATGAGGACATCAAGAACAACTATCCTGATGTTGATTATTTTTGGTGGTCTGATGACGATGTCAACATGGATAAGATTAAACATAAGACTGGGTTCAAAGGTGAAGAACTGATTGATGCTGACAAGTTTCTTGAAATCATTGAAAGTCAGTTTGACCCAGAAAAGGATGCAATGATTGGCGCTGCAAGAACTTCTCTTGCTTATCGTTTCAGTGATGGGGGCAAGGGATATTCTGACCACACATCTGTTGTATGTCGTGTACTTATGAACATGAAACTCCTTAGAAATACAACAATCACTTATGAGGACAATGATCTCCATAATGAGGATGTTGATTTCTGTCTACAGTGCCTTGCAGCTGGGTATCAAGTCAAGAGTGTAAACACTGTATATCCTGATGACAAACTTGGTAAGAACTCTGTTGCATCATCTTGTTATAAAGACGTAATGAGGAATCTGTTCTTATATAAGAAGTGGGGTGAAATTTTCAATATTTCCGCTCCTGGGAAATCATTGTTTGCAAAGATGCCTAAGTCCCATATGCATCATACACGTATTAAGAAAGACATCTATTATGACAAGAATCTCATTCCGCTTATTGATGCATATCTGAATGACACTTCACCTGAAAATGAAGACAACTTGTACAAGTACCTTCATGAAAACGAAAAGAGAAAGGATGTAGAATATATACTTAAGAAAGAATATGACAACAAAGGAACCAATTAATTGGTTCCTTATTTTTTACATTGTTGACTGAATTCCGTCAAAACCATTGTTGAAAATTGTAAGTGCCTGTTGTATCTTGTCGACTTCTCTCTTCAACGTATTTGTTGCATTGATTAGATTTTTTGTTATGCGTGCATCTTGTTTCTGTGTTTCAATGCATTCATCAACCTTTTTATTAGTCTCTGCAATGATGTAATCAATACGTTTCACTGTTTCATCAAGTTTCCTATTGCAATAAAAGAACAAACAGCCACATCCAATAAATAATGCTGCTACGATTACGAAAATTACTACCCAGATCATTACTTCTTCAATAAGTTATTTATTTTACTTCTTGTTTCCTTTTTCTTACGTTGTTCTTCCAACTCTTTCTCTTCTTGTTCACGTTTCAATCTTTCGACTTCAGCGGCCTTTCTTTCTTCCTCTTCTTTGGCTAATCTGATTTTTTCCTCTTCAGCAGCTTTCCTTGCAAGTCTTATCTGTTTCTGATGAAACAGTTTGTAGAAAAATTCGCTAAGTTTATCAATAAGCTTGTTCATTCCTGAACGTTGTGCTTTTACCATTATGAATTTTTCAGGACAAGTTTCAATCTTGTTCACCTGCTTTTTAAGTTCAGCTAATTCGGAAGCAAATGAATTAAGAGAATCTGCTAACTTATTTATTGCATTCTCAGTAATTGTATTCTTGATTGACAACGTCATATTAAGACTATCATTTGTTGTATAGTCTCCTAATTTGTTGTTTATGTTCTGTACATATGAATTCAAATTTGATATGTATGAATTCAGATATGCAACATATGAATTTACATTTGTTGTCAAATTTGACAACATCAATCCTGTATAAGAATATTTTGTAAGCATGTCATCATATTTGACATTCATAGAAGTAACAAGCTCAGGAGTTACCTCATAAGCAGCATCAAGACGAGAATATAAATATGAAAATGCAACAGAAGCTGACCTTGATGTTTTTTCAATCTTGGCTTCAAGGGACGTTATTTTGTTGTTTATGTCACTAACTAAATTAAGTGTGTCCATACTTACCTATCATACACTCTATATTTACATTTAAAAATAAAAATTAAAATGGCAAATCACCTATATCATCAAACAATGTTGCTTCTTTCTTAAGCTTGTCTTCCTCCTCAATCTTACAAAGGTCATCCTGTGCAGCATCAAGACCTTCTTTCTCAGCTTGCATCTTAATCATCTGTTCAATGTTTTGTGTATTCTTCTGTTTTTGTAAGAATCTTTCATTTGAACCATCAAGTGCAGTGTAGTTGTCATAATCATAACCATCATGAATGATGTTTGGTATTTCTGGAAGGATGTCTTTCAATGTAACGTTGGCCTTTACATCAAACTCAGGAATCGGTACTTCTGCTGCATCATCTTCCTTTGCCTTCTTTTCAATTTCATCGTCAAGTGACTGTATCAAGAATTCATGTGTTGACTCTAACCCGTATACATCTCTCAAAATATCCTTTCTTGCCCAGCTAAGTTCAAATGGACTGATGTTAATCTTTCCCTTACTTGGACGACTTTGAATGATTACAACACCCCAAAGTCTCTTTGTAAGTTGGAACATCTCTTCAAAATATTTGATGTCATCAACAACAAGTCCACCAATTGAATTAGCATACTTGGCTGCATATATTGCTTGCCACTTGTTTATCTGGTCTTGTGTAACAACAGGATTCTTCTTAGCAAAGCTTTGTGCATCCTTCATAAACTTAAGAATCGGAAAATCAAGTTTATTTCTCTGTCTATTATATTCTATCTTGATGAACCTGTCTATCTTGTCAAGCTTTGAATAATTAAGACGGTTGTTCTTATCAATGCAGAAGTTATAAATGTCCTTGATAGTGTCAATTGTATAGAAACGATAGAATGACAAGATATACTTTACATTCTTCTCCAAAACCTCAAGTGAATCAACATACAACTCATTCTCAGTTCTGATGTCTTCATAACTTTCACCTTTGTCATTATACCCATAATCCTTGAATATTGCAATGTTTCCTCTAAGTACTTCTCTATACAAGTCAATATTGTCATCAGTTACTTTACTTAACAACTTTCTGACACCTTCTGTCATTTCATCCCATCTTCTATGCTTGATTTCCTTTTTCTTTTCATCAATAGCCAACTTCGTATCTTCGGTCATTTCATTATCAAATGTCTTACTGTCAATTGAATATCCATAATACAGCATACTTTTCTTGATTACCCCAAGTTGCTTTGCATATTCATCTTTGTATTGTTCCTCAAAGAAACGAAGCTTGTAAGCAGTCTCATCAATGTAATATCGGTTGTCGACTTCATCATATTTTAAGAATTGATTAGCAGTAAGCATTGACAGAATGAATGGGTTATACCTTGCTTCATCTGCATTTCTTTCAAGCATTTCATTAGCAGTTTTAACAATGTCTCTTGCAAAAACTTTACCGTCTTCTTCAAGTTTAAGCTTAAGTTCTTTTGTTGTTTCCCAATCCATCTTTGTACCATTTATTGTCAATGGAAGAAACATCTTGATATACAAGTTATTTTTACGAAGACGGTTGGCATACTGTTCAATGTCTTGTGCCATCATTGGTTCATTGAAATATACATGGAATGTTTCAGTGTCACAAATATCAACACCAACTGACAAGTATGTTGTGCAGCCTATAATGTCATTGTCGCCGATTGTCTTGTTACGATTGATTGCATCCATGTCTTCATCACCATAATTTGACTTCTTATAATAAAATGTCCTAATCTGTCTTGTGAAATTTGGATCCTTCCTCAAGTCAATTTCATGTTGAACAAGTGCCATTATCTGTTCAAAATAAGTGTTACCCTTATTTGATGGCCAAAGAATCCTTACTCCATTAAGTATGTCATCTGCCATTGAAACAACCATTTCATGTTCCTGTTCATACTCTGATGGGCACATATAAGTTGTGAATGACTTGATTCTTGTTTCCTCCTTCTTAATACAGATATGCTTGATATTTGGAAAGAACAATGTTTCACCTGTTGGTGTTCCTGTCATCATAATTACTTTAGCTTTACAATTTGCAAGCCTCTGAATTGTTGGCGACATAACATTTCGGTATGAACTTGTAAACAGAAGATGTGACTCATCAATAACAATGTATTCAAAGTTTGCCTGGTCAATCTCCATAAGATTAAGATGACTGAACTTGTCAATTGTCATTGTTATTGACTTGTCGCTTACAAGATCATCAAGTGTTGGTCTCTTGTTTGCATAGAAATACAACCATCCTGTCATCTTCTCATCAAGTTCAATCTTTGACTTAATGATTGATGTAAATGGAAGAACAAGCAGTACCTTTCCTTTGAAAGCTTTAATCATCTCAGTCTTACCATAACCTGCGCCGGCTTCAAGCAATGTAATCTTTGATAAGTTTCCAAAGATTTGGTCTTTGATGTCAGAAAGATATTGGTCTTTCATTATATAGAATGTCAATTTCTCAGTCTTGTCATTCAATACACGAATTGGGTCATTCTCAGCAGGTGATGATGTAAGCAGTTTGTCAACCTCCTGCATATTCTTCTCAACCTCTGTCATATCTTCTTTAATCTTAATTGCAAATCCGTGTTTGCTGTTAAGTTCATTGATAGCCCATCTTGTCAAAGGTTTGTTGTGAATTGATGCAGTATGAACAATGCCACGAAGTTCCTTCTTATCCGTGCCTTGGCAGATACTTACCATTATATCAAGTGCCTTCTGTTCTCCATACAATGATGTAAGTGTATTTGCAAGCTGCCATCTCTGTGGATATTTATAGTGGATTGGTCCAACATCTTTCTTAATATTTCTTTCATCAATGTTCTCAACCTTTTCCATGTCAACATTGGTTCTCTTATTGAAAGCATCATTATCAAACCACTCAAGTTTTGCAAATATCTCTTTCAAATCGGGATGTGTTATCCAATCAATTGACTCTATCCCAGTATCAATTGCAGCTTCAAATGTCACATTAAGTCTAAGATCCATGAACCCAGTATTCATATATGCATTATCTGAAGATATGAAAATACCCTGTTGTGGTTTTGCCATAGCATTATCCATATATGAAATGATGTCCTTCTTAGTATATCCTAACTTCTGTGACCATTTAAGAAGTATCAGATATATGTATGAATATTTTTGACGGAAGTTACATCTGAACTCAACCCTCCTCGCATTAAGTTCATTTGATATTGGAATGATTTTTGTCCATACATGTAATGACTTCATTGAAGTTGACTTACATACACCCAGGAACCATTCATACTTCTTAAGTTCATCAAAAAGTATGGGTTTAAGTTTGTCAGCAAGTTCAGCATTCTTGATGTCAAGGTCAAATATCTGTAGACCGTTCCACATATTGTATGCAACATCTCCAATAGGTCGTTTTGTATCAGCCGTTGAGAAAACAACCATTCTGTCCTTCTTTTCAAATGTTGCATAATTCTTATCATGCATCAATCCGAAAATATCATACCAGTTATAGATGTTACCTGTTGTAAATGTAATCTTCTGTGTTACAAGTGTCTCAATAAGTTGGAGCTGGTCATTTACAAATTTCCTCTGTTCATCAAGTGGACATAAATCAAATCTTGCATTAGAATATATTACTTTTTCATTTTCAATCTTTTTGTTCATTTCCTGAAATCCTTCCGTCATATATTGGAAGTCCTTCAAGATTTCGGTTAATGACTTCTTTTCTTCGTTCTTAAGTGCGGAATTAATCCGAGACAAATATTTTATCGTACTGCTGTATGATGTTTTACCATACTCACTCATCCAAAAATCTCCACTTATATTTGTGTATTCTTATTATTAAGATAGTAAACCTGCCTCACTCTTTTCATCTATATAGCAAGGATCTTTTGTTTATTTTATTTTTATTTAATCATAATAGTATACAATAATATAGTATGGCTCAGAACTGTAATACAGGAATAAATGGTAAGAGTAACGAGGTTGTTACAATGGAGATGGAGACCTATTTGAGGCAGAAACAACAAATTGAAGACCAAGTTGATTACAATTTCATACAAAGAATAATACAGGAATTGACCCAAAGTTGTGCATTGAATATTCCTATTCCAGCTTCAGCAATACCACCACTTATTCTACAGGCTGCTCAGTATTTTTGGCAGAATGATGACCAAGCCGTACAGCATAAATGGTATTGTTTACCAAATAGAAACATACAAAGATGCGGTCCTAACAACATTGTAAAATTGCCTCCACAGATTGTTGCTGTAGTTGGTTGTTACAAGACAACAGGTCATTTCAATTATGGAGTAATGGGAGACTTTTCTCTTGAGAGAATGATATTGAACAATTCTGCCCTTGCTTCAGGTGTCGGCGGTAGTCTTTCTGATGTATTTGGTTCAGGTACTGGTTACAACCTTACAGATGTAATGGCAGCATTATATGAGGTTGATACATACAAGTATATGTTTGATTCACCATTGACATATGACTACAATGAATTCAGTAATGACTTGGTAATACAAGGTGCACTTGGTGGATCTGACATTATCCTTGATGTATTCCAAAGAATTAAGATTCAGGATTTGTATAAGAACTATTATTTCTTCAGATATTGTGTATGCCTTGGACTTAGAAGTATGGCAACAATTATGGGTACATTTGAGTTCAAACTTCCTGGCGGTGTAACATTGAACTATTCAGTATGGAGAGATATGGCAAATGAAGAAATGCAACAGATTGATGAATGGATTAAAGCAAATCATGCTGTAGGATACTTCTATAATTCAAATGCAATTTAATATATGAAAACAATATGAAAACAATTGACGCATATTTAACAGAGAAACTTCATTTAAATAAAGAAACTGCAAAACAGCAACCAATTGAAAATACCCCACTTATGGCAAGTATAAAAGCAAGAAGGCTTGCAACACAAAATAATGTTCCATATTTTATTGCCCGTACACCATCACAAAAATATTTGTATGCAAGAAATGATACAGACAATTATAAAGTGGGCGACAAGTTAGATGATGGTTCAGTTGTAATTGAAATAAAAAAGCCAAATGCATAATATGAAAAATATATTTGAATACTTACAGGACAGCTTGCTTAATAATGAAATGATTAATGAAGCATTCAATGCAAGTGTATTCCATGAAATACAGAAGCAGTTCGCAGACTATAATAAGAAAGAAAACGAAGAACATGCAAAGAATCAATGGCATTCAGCAGATCATAAAAAGTTCAAAGACATATTTAATGGATGGAATATTGCTTGGGATAAGATTAAAGATTCTGATGTACAGGAATGTTCAAAAGACAATAAAAAAGATGTCCAATTAGCAAAAAGAATTGTTGCACACCGTTCAAACCACATCAATGGTATGATAATACTTTATAATGATGATGATAAAGCATATGATGGTGCAATAATTTCACTTAGTGGTGATGCATACTATATGAGTTTTAGAAGTAGATGGGGATGTAGAAGTAGTAATGTTAGCCCATCAGGAACAGAAAGTAGTTTAACCAAGAAGTTTTATGTAATTGACTTGACGAACTTTGAAACATGGAATTTAAGAAATGACAGGTACCAGCAAAAACAGGGTTCTTATGAACCTGGTGATGAATACTATTATAAGCAGGTTGCTGAAAAAAATAGAGACAGATATAAACAGCTTGTTGCAAAGTACAGAGCTGAAAGAGATGCTGATGACGGCATAGCTGAAAAGGTTGATGAATATACAAAGAAGGTATTGGATTTCGCATCAAAGATATCTAAAGAACCATTGAGATATGCATCTCTTGAATATAGAATTGGTGATTTGATGGATCTTTTGAGAGATGAAAGAAAATGGAATGCAGGTGGTCGTGGTTATAAGTCATATTATAGTGGTACAAATGGTTTGTTATATCTTTATTCACAATATCTTGAATCTAAACTTCATATGAGTCAGGGAAACTCTTATCAACATCAAAGAGATACATATAATGAGTGTAAGAAAGCAATCCTTAAAGCTTGCACATTGATTGACCAAAAATTACAAGCTCTTGAAGCAGACATTGCAAAACAAGAAGCAAAAGACGCAGCTTAACAATGGATATTAAAGAAAGAAACAATACAAGAATTGACTGCCTCAAGGAGTACAATCATACTGAACAGTTTGAGAAGTATGATTATGCTTCAAACGGTATATTGAAAAGAACAGTACCTAAGATACTGTTCAAGGGAAACTCTATTCTTGTAACTTTCCTACAATTGATTGACTTGCGTCTTATAATGTTGTTCAAGTACATTGATAAAGTAAAACAGTTTAAGTGGATTAGTTGGTACTAAACAATACAAATATCACAATATTAGAGGGACTAACATCCCTCTTTTTTATTTTTATATATATCAAAAGAAGCTATAATCAATTCTTATGAATTTCATAGATAGGACAGGACATATATTTGCACTTACATCATATGATGAATATCCAATAGGATATGAGTATCAAGAGACACCATACAAATTCTGGTTTGAAAATGAAAAGGGACAGGCATTGTCTGTAGACAACTACTACTTCAAGCCTATAAGGATTGTTACTCGTATCAATGAAACAGACAAAGTAGAATTAGATATAAAGATTGAAAATTCAAACAAGTTTTGGTTGATTGATTCCAAGACAATTGATGACAAGCTTCTTAAGCTTTCAACGATAAGTGATTCAATTGAGATATTTGAGAATGCAATCCGTGAATCGCAGTCACTCCATTATGAAGAAACAATCAATCTTTCAGGTGAATCAGATTTCCAGGGCTGCATAGTTGAAGAGTCAGTTGTACAGTATGGTGTACAAAAATATTGGATAAATGCATATTCAAGAGAAGAATATACAGGTGAAACATATTCATCATCAACTCTTGAACCAGGTACTGTATATGTAAACAACAATGGCGACAATGTACAGTTGACAGAAGATACACCTGAACTTGTGCTTGGAAAAATAACAATAGGTGTACTTACAAAATATGTACAACTTGAACAGACAACAAGACGCGTTGAATTGACAGATGAAAATCAGAATGAACTTACTGACATATCTGATTCTCGTGAACTGTATTTGATTGACACCTTCTATGTAGTTGTTGAATCTGATGATGAGGGTGTATGGAGTACAAATGTACTTATACATTCATCACAAGGCGGATATGAAGAATGGTGCCCAGTTACAGTGTCAGCTGACATCATTGATGAAAAAGAAGAACTTATCATAAATGGACAGAACATGGGTGTAAAACTCCCTAAAGAAATTGTACGTGCAATATACTCATCCAATTATGATGCTTCCGTTGTTGATGAAGCAACATATGCTCGTAAGATGAAAGAATACCTTCTCAACTATATGGCTTTGAAAGGTGAAATGGGAAACTATCGTTCTGTACTTAATGGCCTGAAATGGTTTGAGTGGGGTGACAGACTTACAATATCAAAGCTTACAAGAAATGACAACAGAGTACAAAGACAATATGTAAGAGACTTCTTCAATATCATAAATGATACATTGTATTCATATCAGCTGTTCAGAGAGACATCACTTCTTAGTATAGAATTCAACCTTACAGAAGAAGGTGAACAAGAGTTGCAAAACCTTGACAATTATTTCTGGGGAGAAGGAAAGCCAAGAATCATCAATAAGATACAAGATGCAAGAGAAGTACAGTATGATGAACGTGAATACACATATTACAAAGGTTACTTTGACTTTACCTTTGATGATCTTGGATTGAAATTGTGTGCACTCAAATATTACTTTGAAAAATACTTCTTACCTTTGTACATAAGACTCCATAATGTTTCTATGAATCATCAAGTGTTTGCTAATGACATCAAGTACATAGCAAAGACAAGTCATGGAATAACAGCAAGACCCGTATATACATCAGTAAAAGCTGAAGCGATAGTTGATGAAGAAACAGGACTTACAAAGACAATTGTAATAAACAACAATGCAGATGAAGTATACTTTAGAAGGCATTATAAGAAGAACCAAGATGTTGACTATTCAGATGAAAACAAGTTGTATGTTGACAACAACTATAATGAGTTCACACAATACACAATTGATTATATAAATGAAAGACCTGAAGATGAAATGTATTATGAAATAAATGATACATGCCTTAGAATACCTATAAGCTTCCCTCATCAGCAAGGTGCTTCCGAAATATATGATGTTACATTGATATTTTCAAGATACATAGAAAAGAGTAATGCTGACTTGATTGTTGATGATAAGTTGAACTTGTATGAACTATTCAGGTCACAATTTACATTCGTACAAACAGACAGCAAACAATATCAGGCATTCATAGTTTATCCACCAAGAATAAACAAGATGAATGAAGGCAGGTTTGATATAATGTATTGGCTTAACCAAAGATTCCGCATTGACTTGATTGTGAACAATAAGTTGTATAATTGTGAATTTGTTGCTAAGATGCCTGAGTTCAATATTGAAATTGGCAAGTTGCAATATAAGTATGACAGTACATTCTCACAAGTAGAATTCATTGAGGACAACAAGATAAAGTTCAATACAACAATGTACCTTCCTAATCTTGTTGCTGTAAACAACATTGACTTTGTTGAAGAGATACAGAATGCTTCATCAAATATGATTAACTACATAAACAAGTACTATAAGGAAAGTGTTAAGTTCATGAACAAGAAATATCTTAACGCTGTACATATGTTTGATTTGACAAGATTTAATGATGAAACATTGAAGTGGGAGCAAGTAGAATATCAAGATGCAATAGGTGAACACATAACTTGGGATTCATTAAGTCTTATGAATGATACAAACAATTCAGAAGATGTTGTCAATATGTATAGAACAATATTCAATGATGACGGTACTTATAAGTTCACTGATAAAGAACTTTCTATAAACAAAGTCAAATATGATATGTATCTGATGCATGATTATGAAAGATGGTATGTCGTAATGATTTCTAAAGAACCTGTTGAATGGCTTACAAAGAAAGACAAAGAATTCAAGTTCTATGATGGACATAAGTACTTTATCTTTGAGGATGAAAATGGAATTAAATATAAGATTGACTATTTAAGAAGTGACAGGAAATTCCTGCTCAACAGATACATATACATTCCAAGTGGTGGTGTAAATCATTTCAAACAAGATGACATAATTGTTGCTTCATTGAAGAACAATGACAAGCTTTGTCTTAAGTTGAGTCACGGAAGTAAATGGACAATGGAACCTATGTCATTGAAGATGAAGAACATAAACACTGTTGAGTCAAACACTGAACTTGCAATACTGTCAATATCAGATACATTTGACAAATATGAACCTGGATATTACAGTGTATCAATTGAATACAGCGTAGATGATTATGCTCAGCATTTGTATAAGAAGAATACCCAGTTTAGGGTTGACTCCTTTTGATTTTATTTTTTAATAAATTAATGTTTTACAATCATGAACATATTTGAAAAATCAAAGAAACTTCTTGAAAGTATAAACAACCCAAACAAGCACTATTGGGAAGAGAACCCAGTAACTTGGGACAGTAATGTAATCGGTCCTGATGGACAGACATATGATGAAGAAAGTTTGTTTGAAGCAATCAAAGAATCAGACAGACAAAGATTAATTAAATTTGGATAATTATCTAGAAATAAAATGAAGTATATAGACAATTTCATATCAGAAAAACTACATCTTCGTAAAGGTGATCATCTTACTATTGATGAGAACATAGAATTTCCTGTTGAGATTAAGTTTTGGTGGGGAAGATCATATGAACGTATTACAATGGATGACTTAAATGATTTATCTGATATACAACGTTTTGGTATTAGTAGCCTTAACATGACAGATGAAAAAAATGAAGACTTTCACGGATATTCAATAACAATAGAAACACTTCATGATTTGTATTCATTTATGGGTTGTATGTGTTGGATATCTATAATGGGTGAAACATTCAAAAGGGAAAACATTGATGATTTAGAAGATGTATTCATTGAATTTGATAAAGTTAAGAAAGAAATACTTGAAAACCTCAACCCTAAAAAAATAAATGATGCATTCAAAGTTTCACTTAAAAAAGGTCCTAAGAGAATGTAATGAAAACAAAAGTATGAGAAGCATAATTGAATACATAAGAGAAGCACTTGGTGATGAAGTAAATGGATTCTGTATATTGAAACCAGAATTTCTTGACCACGAATCTGATTTTGATGATATGTTGAAAAACAATGGTTGGAGAGTTGTAAGAAAAGAAAAGAAAACACTTACACCTGATGAAGCAGCCGAATTGTACATATCAAAGAAGGATGAGGAATATTACAAACCACTTTGCAAATATATGGCAAGTGGAGACTGCATTGCATATATGTGTTACAAAGATTGTCCAGATCCAATCAAAGATATGGATGCAATGAAAGACAAGATCCGTAAAGCTTGGGGTAAAGATGACATGAAAAATGCAATGCACAGTTCAGACAGTATTGCAAATGTTGAAAGAGAATATAAATTGATATTTAAATAATATGAAAAATATAGTTAAATATATAAATGAAGCTTTAGAAAAAGTTGATTTGTTAAAACCAGGTATTAAGAATGCACAAGAAGCAACATCGCTATTGGATGTTATTAGAGATTATCTTAAAAGTCTTACTAAAAGTTTTTCATTGACAAATAAAGATGATGCAAACAAACTTTTTAGTGGATTTAATAAGACCAGAGAACTTGGTGTTTTAAGAAATCGTTTTTCAAACAGTATACTATCAAAATATAACATTGATACTTACCAGAAATTTGTAATGTTCTTATATGAAAATGCACCAAAGCTGTTAGATACAGATGGAAAATATAAATGGGAAATTAAGAACATAAAACAGTTTAACTTAACAGAAACCGAAAAAGAATTCAATGAATATAAAAAGTCAAAAGACTATGTTCCTGGTCATAAATGGGATAAAGAAGATTTTGACCCAAATACGGAAGAAAGACGAATTGTTGTTTATGGGCGTTGGGAACCTGATAATGTTTATGTATATCCTATAACTGGCAAGACATCAAATAAAGACACAAGGCATCAGATTAATTTAGATAGAATGGATTGGTGTTATCAAAATGGATATAAGTTGACAAAATATTTTACGGCATATTGGAAATTAGAGTCCAATTTTTATAAAAACGGGCCTGCTAAACAAAATGATGACCCAAATGAATTCTTTGATGATATTTAACATAATATAAAATAAATATTTATAAATGAGGAATTCAATCATGAATTTCTCATTTTTTGTTCTATATTATATATGTAAAACTCAAACATTATTTTTTATGAAAAAGTTTATCACTATCATTTTCTGTCTCATTTTTTCTTTAACCGCAATTGCTAAGACGTACACTATTTCAAAAAATGGTATTGAGTTCATCAAGCAGTATGAGAAGTGTCATCTTACTGCATATTCAGACTCAGGTGGTTGGACAATCGGTTGGGGTCATCATGGGAATGATGTCTATCAAGGAATGAAAATTACTAAGGCTGAGGCTGACCGATTGTTGAAAGAAGACATAAAACGTTTTGAGAAGGCAGTAAACAAACTTATTGATGAACTCCCTTATGAATATGAGTTCTCCCAGGGATTTATTGACGGATTCATTTCATTCTGTTACACCTGTGGTGAGGGAGGAGCAAAGAAATCTCTGTTTTATGAAAGATTGAAGAAATGCAGAGTAAAAGATGGAATTATGAATGAAAATGATTTCAATTTTACTGTTGCAACAATCAAAGATTCCAAAACAATGGGATTACCTGGGTTGATTAAACGTAGATATGCAGAACACAAATTAATGCTTACCTAAGATTGCGAACAATATATCTCACTGATTGCTGGGTAGTTTTGCCCAGCATTTTTATTTTTATTTATAATTATGATGTCATTGTAAATGTCAATATTTCGCACAATAAGTAACGCATTCAAAGACGGATGGAATAGAAACACAAGAAGCACAACAAACAGCAATTTCGGTTGGAGTGAAGAAGATGAAGATTATGGTGGAAAGCAGCATACTTGGTCAAGTGACACCTTGGATTATGCTGCAAACATGTCTTATGTATCATTTACAAAACCAAACAGAATAGATGTAAAGAGAAAAGAAGCAAATGAAATTTCAATAGCAACATCAAATTATAGTAAAGATGCTAAATCACAGTCTTTTTATGAAAATGCCTTCAAGCTTCCTGATGATGTATTGACATCTGCAACAAAGAACTACAATTTTGTATATAAAGAGGCTGCTGAGAATGTAATTGATTTTGGTATAATGAAAGACCAAAAGGATGTCCCACAAGACAATAAGATAATTACAACAGAAATACTTGAGCTTCCTGTTGTTCCTTCAATGTTCAATCCATTGTATGGTATAAATGTTGTTGGTGTAAATGGTAATACACCATTGCTTAACAATGATAAACTTAGCGGTAGTGTATCAGTATCAGGAGGAACAATTAATTTGTCAAGTGTAAATTACTCTGAAGACTTAAGTGACTGTTCAATTAAGACACTTGTTGAATTGTCAAACAAAGGAAAACTTGGAAGAGCAATATATAAGTATTCTGATTTTATGTATTGTAAGAATCTTGGTCATGTATCAAATAATAGACTTATAACATTAAGGAGATTTCCTATACCTGTTGGAGATGACATTTGGAACTTAGCAAGATATGATAAAGATTCACGCAAGGGAACAGGTGCTGCATTTGGTGCAGAAATCCCTGGTGACACAGGAAGATTAGTTGCTTGGCTTGATGATGAAAACAAACTTGATGACATTCTTAAATATGAATATCAAGATTCATGGGTACAGAAAGAGGGAAAATTCCAAGATGTAACATCACAAGAGGATAATGGAACAATTGTTGGGTCAATCGTCAATCTTGCAAATCCTGCGTATAGGACTGCAGTTGGTTCTGGCTTTGCAGGAAGCGGCAATAAGATACTTGCTGAAGTTAGTGGAGCAACAAGAGTTGGAAATTTCTTTGGTAACCTGCTTCAAAATCAAGGTACTTACGAAAACCATGCAATACTTGGAAGATATGATGAAAATAAAGTATATGAACCAAAAGGAACAGTAAGAGATACTCATTTGTATGAAGGTAAGCTTACATTCACACAATCATTTTCACTTACATTTGATTATGAACTTCGTTCATATGCTAACATCAATCCTCGTACAGCATTTTTGGATTTATTGAACAATATATTACAGGTAACATATAGGCAGGGTAAGTTCTGGGGAGGACAAGTATGGTTCATGGGTGCACCTGGAAATAGAGCAGGTTGGCAGACAGCAAATGCAATCATTGACCGTAGTTTTGACAAATTGTCTGATACATTCCAAATGCTTTGTCGTGGTGAATTGAACTTTGGTGATTTGCTTGGCAGTTTAGCAAACAGAGGTGCAGCATTCTTCAAGCAAGCTTTCAACACAGCAGTAGAAACAATAAATGGAATAGCACAAGGTCAAGCAACAGAACTTACAACAAAATTGGCTGATGCTGTAAAAAATTACCAAATTGATGATATGGTAAAAGGTATGCTGAAGAACAACCTTGGCCGCCCTGCTTTGTATGCAACTAACACAATTTTGACAGGTGATCCAACAGGTCTTTGGCATTTGACAATTGGAAATCCAAGAAATCCGATAATGTCAATGGGTAACTTGATAATTGACAATGCAACAGTACAACATTACGGTCCATTGGGCATTGATGATTTCCCAACAGGATTGAAAGTAACTGTAAATCTTAAGCATGCTAAGTCAAGAGACATGATTGAAATTGGTAAGATGTACACCCGTGGTACAATGGGTCTTGGTGTTCCTCTCGGCCGTAGTGATGTCAATAAATTTGTTAGACGTAGATCCAGAACACTTCAAGAAATGCTTGATGATAGAATGTATCAGACAATGTGGGGTAGTATCAGTCCATCATTTGGAAATGGTATTCCTGTAAATGACAAAAAGAAAGAAGGCGGCAAATAATCATTGAAAGTTTATCTGTATCATTACTATATTAAATTATAAATATTTGTGATGATCTAATAATGCGTAATTTGCTCTACATCGGGCTTAACGGATTTGCAGGAAGTGGAAAGGATACTGTCGCAAAGATGATAAAGACAATACTTAACTATGATTGGAACAGTATTGAAGAATGCAAAGCTTTCTATAAATCTATATATACATCCCCTACAATATCAGCAACATACAATTCTGTAGAAGACAAAGAGAACAAACCTGTCTATTGTGTTGCTTTCGCTGACCAATTGAAGAAAATCTGTTCTGACATATTCGGTATTGATGAAGAAAGGTTTTATCAAAATAAAGCCAATGCTTGGGTATGCATAAACAAAGAATTCCAATATACTGAAATCCCTCCTGAGGCAGAAAGCATTGTCACTGCTGAACAGTATTTCAATGATATTCCAACATACAAGTCAGCAACAAAGAAATATTGGATGTCATTAAGAGAGATACTTGTATATGTTGGTACTTATGTTCTTCAGCAAGACCTCAATAAGAATGTGTTCGTCAACATTGTAAGCAACCTGATTGAAAAACATAAGAAGTCAAATCCAATTCTTCAGTATGTGATTCTCACTGATATTCGTTTCAATCATGAAATCAATTATATACATAAGCATAACGGTATAACAATATCAATTGTACGAGACAATATCAAGCAGCTTGACAACA